TTCTCCCATCACACAAACCTATTTCCGTCTTTCTCCCATCACACAAACCTATTTCCGTCTTTCTCCCATCACACAAACCTATTTCTGTCTCTCTCCCATCACACAAACCTATTTCTGTCTTTCTCCCATCACACAAACATTTTTCATTTTCTCATCTATCTCCCATCACACCCACCTATCCACACAACACAAAAAAATAGGATTGATATAAACCAATCCTATTTAAAACATAACCTTATTTATCTATTGAATTGAAGTAAGTTTGTGGTTTTCAAGGAAGTCCTTAAATTGGTAGCTTGATACATCAAGCACAAACCCAGCAGCACCAGCATGTCCTCCACCACCGAATTTCTTACTTACCTCACAGCAATCTACGCCGTCTTCTACGCATTTGTAAAGAGAGAACCTAACTTTTCCACCTGGCATGATACAGAATGGCATCAGAGCTTTAATTTTTCTACCGTCTAACCAGTCCGGTGTAAGAGAATCAAATACCTTAGAACCTGATTCAGCGGTATTCATCGCTACAACCTTCACCTCATCAACGTAAGCTTCGAACGAGTACCTACTTACCTCATCTTCGTTTTTACCAGCTACGTAGTTAATTATAGCACGTCCTTCTTTGGAAAGATCATAAAAAATTAAATCCACCTCATTGTCTTTCATATTTTCTTTAAAGTGATCATATAAATACGACAACGCAATCAATACATTGAGTCTTATTTTTGATCTCAAGGCATACTGGACAGCTACTACCGTATCCCAGCCTAAGCCGGATTCTTTATTCCACACATCGTAGTCTGACAGACACCGGACGATCGCCGGCACCTTCCCCATCAGCAGGTCGGCAGCAAGTGCGCACGCACCGACACCGACCCTCCTTAACCCTGGAACTACGAACCCCCATGTCTTACTATCTTCGATAATTCCCTTATGATGATCTATCCACATCAGGCTCTTTCCTTCATCAAGCCACTTTTTGAAAACCGTTTTAGATTCTGCTCCAAAAGACACGTCAAGAACGTAAACAACATCTAAGTCACTCACTTTATTGATAACTTTCTTGACATCATCTTCATACGAATACGGGATATAAACAACATCCCTGTCTTTACTGTTTTCGTACATGGTTGCGATGGATGCTGATACAACGCCATCCAAATCCGATTTATGATAGACTATCGCTGCTTTCTTTACTTTCATGATACAAACTTGTGAATGTAATATTATTGTCTCCTTTATCTATTCTTATAATATCACTATATCCTCTATAATCCTGATCTTTTTTAATACGAACCTTCAAAGTAACTAAAGGAGGTTTACAGGCAGGAGGAGTGTCAAACTCATCACTATAAATATCTTGCAATTCAATTTTTATATTAAGATCAACTCCATATGGATTTTCAAGGATATATATATGATCGTTGTTTAGAATAACTATTCCTTCACTTGTATGTTCTTTGGACAATACATAATTTAAATCAAGATCTTTACCAACAAACTGAATAACATCCATATAGTCAATGCCGGCATTCTCAGCACATACCTTATCCGAATCAGAGAACTGCCCTGGCAGACCACTGGCGCTTCCTACCATCAGCGTCATTGTCTCAATATCTTTATATGTTATACCATCCATCATCAACCTACAAGCACCAAGTGCCTTATATACCATACCGGGATTAGGCTTCATCATCGGATCATATTCATCAATTGAAAAACACTCATAATGACCATACACTACTCCTCTTATACCTCTTTTCACTGCAAGATCATGAACGCATCTAAGGACATAATTTATCTTCGCATCAATATCTTCATCGGAAACAAACCCGACACCCACATCACATTGGTTGCTTATTATACCAAAGTATTTAACGCCATTTTGCTCCATAAGATCAAGTGCCCTATTCACGACATCTTGCTTAATCTTCATATCAGTAAGATCTTTTGCATAAAGACCTCCAGATATGGTTTCAACCAACGTCCCGTCAAAATCGAATAGCAGTATTCTTTTGTTTTTAATATCCAAATCGTTCATCATTTTTCACTCCTACTCTTTTTTATTGCCCTAAGCTGAAGACGGAATAGATTACTGTCTTCTTTTATAATATCATACACAGCATAAGAATTTTCTCCTATATCCCATCCAAGATAATCGAGCAGGTCTTTTAAGTAAACTCTCTTGTATTTTACACCAAGGTTATTTACCTTAAACGATCTCTCGTCTTCAACATCAGAAGCAGCCAGATAAAAGACCGTATTTTCAACTCCTTCAAATATCTTCCCTTCTTCTAAGCCGATAACAACCGCATCCGTTACCCCCATCCAATTCAAATTATCGACAGAGATAGTCATTATCTTACTTTTGCTGATTGACAACTTCCGGATCTTGCTTTCTTTAGTTTTAGATCCTAAAAAATCCTTACTGTTAAAAAAATCTACTTTCATGGTTATAATGTTTTATATTGATGTTGCAAATATACATAATAAATAATCAACAAAGAAATAGATAGGATTAAAACATGATAAAAAAACCCATAGCACTACGTATTTAATAAAAATGAATCAATGACGTAAGAGAATAAAAATAATCATATATTTGTCGGTATCTTAATCAATTAAAAATAAATGTCATGGCAGAATCCAAAATAGGTTTTGTAACCTTCAATCCGGGATCAGGTGACGGTGATCAGGTAGTCACCGTATCAGGTGAAAAATACGAAGGTCGTGTACAACGCACGCAACAAGTAGAATTTGGTGCCGAATCAGGCGGTGTTAAGAAAACTGCTACCATCAACCAAGCTGCGGCAGCTGAGTTTGTAAAAATAAATCCTACTGCATCCGTAGGGAAAGGAGGTGGTACTGTAACGATCAACGGTACAAGTAACTCAACTAAATTAACGTTCTCTCTAACTCCGGACAAGACTCATCCTCTGACGTTGAAAATACCTGCCAGTTATCAGGCGGCAGGCAAGGCTACCAGCAACGGCGCTGTTATTGCCGACGACCCTGGTGCAACAGGGAGCTTTGCTTTCAGTATCGTATTCTCCGGTATTGCAGCGAACACTAATATAAACGATCTGGTAAATACTCTTAAGGTTACGGCCGCTGGTGGTCAGACAGCTAATACGGTTATTACCCAGACAGCAGGTGATCCGTCCTTGGAAATAGACAAGGAGGTAATCAACTTGGATGCAAACGGTACTCCTCAGACTATCAATGTTAAGGCTAACATCAGGTGGACTATCACACAAGCTGTTTCTAAGTTGGTAAGGGCAGTAATGAAGTGATGTGATTATTCACGTCTGTATTGCTTATAAAAAACAAAAAGGGACGTCTATTTGGCGTCCCTTTTTTCTATGCATTGTATATAGTATTTATCTTTTTGCCTACTGACAAAAATCTTTTTGAAAATCATCTGTTTCCTGATATGGACTCTTTTCCCGTCATCTAATTCTCTCCAAATTTCATTAAAAATCGAATCTATTAACTCCATAACCTTCTTATCGGAGACAAGATTCTTTCTACCGGGGCTGACCCATCCATCATCAGTCATCTTACCGGCTATCCTATTAGCTATCCTGCTTAATTCACGTGGGGTGCTCATTTTAATTTGTTTTTAAATATTCTACCTTTTTCACACTGAAGAATGCAGTCTCTCATGGGATGATCTTGTTCGTGATCGTCACACATCGGAAATTCATTTCCATAGGGGAAAGCAATGTGCGGGCACTGCGCCCTGAACGCATCCCAGGCCGACTTCCTCACAGCCTCAGCCCCGGCACGCACGCCCTTCTCTCTTTCCTTGGCTGGGTCAGCATACACGTTTGAAATAGCTCTTTTCTTCCAAGTAAGCATATTGTAGTAAAACTTATCCACCAGTTTCCTGCCCACTACATCAAACTTCTGTCTATGAATTAAAGGTGCGGCCTTAACGATGTTCTTCCTATTTTTACTAACATCGACATAAATCAGTCCAGCATAAGACGGAACTTCACTTACGTCAATCATATTAGGCGGACAGGCGTAGTAGAAATAGTTTGGAGGATAGCTTATGACACCACCTACCTTAATAATGCCGTCTTTAAGAACCTTATGTTTTTTATCCTTTTTGAAGTCGTTAAAGAAATCTTGTTTAGACATCTTGACCTCTACTTCATAAGCGTACAATGATCTTGTTATGGCCAGGAAGTCAGATTCCCAATCATATATATGAAGATTGTTAATAACATACATCGGATTACTTAACAGATCCCTATTAAGGATCTTAAGCATTTGTTGCTCTGGGTAGTTCATTGTCTTACTTTTTTTAGAGGCTTGTGGCGGAATCGAACCGCCCTACGAGATTTTGCAGATCCCTGACTAAACCACTCATCCAACAAGCCATGTAGCCCATGCCTGAATCGAACAGGCAACTTTTGATTAGGACTCAAGGGTTTTATCCGTTAAACTAATGGGCCATTTAATGTTTGCTATGTTCACACACCACAAACACTTAGATAATTAACACTTTACACAAAATATGTACCGTTATCCAAGGAGGATTCGAACCTCCGCTAACAGAACCAAAATCTGTTGTGCTACCACTACACCATTGGACAGTGGTCCCGGAGGGATTTGAACCCACGATCTTGCGGTTATGAGCCGCCTGCTTTCACCACTAAGCTACAGGACCTTAAAAATATGCAGGAGCCTTCACAGACGCCTGCATATAACAGCTAAATATTAACCAATAATTATCCTAAAAACTCTCTCAACGCAAAGTTAAGTACTAACCCATAATATGGCAAACATTAAAATATAAAAAGGATTAAAATACCTACTTCTTTTTTTTCTTCTTCTTTTTAGTGTCTTTTACTCGTTCAGCTTCGTTTTCGGGCTCCACAATGTCACCGACTTCTTCCTGAATCACATCCGTCTCAGGAACAACATCAGACTTCTCTGGTTCTGCCACATCCTTATCTGACTCCTCATCTTTATCCAATTCCGGCTCAGCGACATCGTTTTTGTCTTTACCGATTATACCTATCTGGTAGCCTCTTAATTCTACTTGCATTAATTTCAGCTTCGATTCTAACTCTTGTATTGTTTTGGACCCAACAGAAACCTCGTTTTCCAAATCTCCGATTCTGATCCTGGCTTCAATCAACGCATTTGATTTCTTTTTTAATTCATATGATATACTGTTTTTCTTTTCTTCCAAGTTACTGATTTTGTAATTAGCCTCATCAAGATCAGACTTAGCTTTGTCAAGATCAGCCTTGACCGAATCAAGTTCTTCCGTTTTCTTCTTGACGCTTTTTATCAGCTTTTTCTGATTTTCCTTCAAGGCGTCAATCTTTTCCTTAGACTCAGAAAGATCTTTGCCAATAGATAAAATCTCTTTATCCTTTGAAGCTATATCTGACTTAAGTTCGGAAAGCCTTTCCTTGTAAAAATCAGCCTTATCCTGCATTTCCTCAATTTCTTTTGCAAGATTTTCGGATTTAATAGCTTTCTCCCTGTACATTGACAGCTTGCTGTCTGTGATGAATGTAAAACCTAACATGCTCATTTTCAAAATATTTAAATATTACTTAACTCCAGAACTACCAAGACCTTTTTCTCCACGTTCATTTCCGTCTTCTACCTCAATATCAGACACCTCTTCCAATACCATTTTGTATTGTGGAACGATTTCCATCTGAGCTATTCGATCGTTTTTATGGATTACGGTCGGTTTTTTATTGACTTTAGTAAGATTGACCATATACTCTCCTTTGTAAGTAAATTCGCATTTACCGGGCGCGTTAGTAACTACCACTCCCTCGTCAAAAGAGAATCCTGATCTTCCTTCTACATTCGCACACCATCCTTCTGGGATATTCAACTTGAAGCCGGTTCCGATTCTAACAGAATAGCCTTGATATAAGGTAATTGATTCAAAATCGGAAGGAACATCTATTTCCACTCCCATATCATTCACCATCTTCACCACTCTATATGCACGAATATCACAACATGCATCGCCATCATATTTGTATTCAGGTACCACGACATCAGGATAAAGTTTCTTAATACCTACCTGCACAGTCTTCTGATAACCTGGAGTCAAATAAGATTCAGGTATTTTATTAACAACCTTATCTTCTTTTTTATGTTTGTTGTTCTTTTCAGAAACAGTATCCTTCTTGCTATCTTCTTTTTCAGAAAGAAGTCTTTCAATATCTTCTAACTTGTCCATAATTATATTTTTATAGTACAATAAACAATACCTTCTTTTTTTATATCCTTAGTTGATTCATAGCACTCACGAAAAGTACTTATGTCTGCATCATTAGGATCATCGACCCACTCATCTCCTTGCTTATATTTTTCTCTGGTTTCTGAGTAGATCATACATAATTTATCCCCATGCTTCGCCATAATCCTTTCTTCTGTCACTTTCCTACGAAGTTTAATAAGGGGAAATCTTGTAACTATTTCTACTATCATTCTACACAATCTTTAAAAGCCCAAGAGATGTTATTCTCCTGGGCTGATGTTTATATTAAAATGGAAGGTCATCTTCTTCCATAGGAGGGAAGTTCGGCATCTGTGCTTGCGGCTGTGGCTGCGTCTGATGCTGAGGCTTGGTGCTCCTTGTGGTAGGTGCCGGGGCCGGGGCAGGGGCAGCAGGCTGAGCTGTCGGCTGTGGCGTATAAGCCGGTGCCTGATACTGTGCTGGCTGTTGAGCAGGCTGTTGGTAATTCTGATACGGAATAGCACTCGGAACAGACTGAGGTTGTTGAACCTGTTGAGGCGCGGCCGGCTGCTGAGCGTAAGCCTGAGGAGCTGCCGGCTCTTGCTGAGTATTTCCTCCTAACCCTAATTTAGCCATTATACCGGCTCTGATGTCTTTAATAGAAGCATTGAACCTGTTTGAATATTCAGTAATCTTCTGATAAGTAAAGTTATTTTGAGCCGAATAATCGAGGCTTTTCTTGCCATCAAATCCTGTAACTTCAATAGGGTCAGGCCAGCCATTTACGCCTTTTTTATAAAAACGTTCAACAAGCTGATCTTTTTCTCCGTCTACTCCGGCATATGCGATAATAAGTTCCGAAGATCCAAACTCGTCATCTTTCTTCTTCTTAAAGACATTGAAATAAATTTCACGACTGAAATCGATGTTTTCGTAGTATTTTACGAAGCTCTTAACAAAGCCCTTGATATTTCCTTTTTGATTGACGAGAGGTATGGAAATACAATAGTTTTCATTAAGCTCGTAATCTTTTAATACGATAAGGAAATTAGTAACAGTATTTCCATTAGAGAAAGAGCTTGACTTTAACCCGATGTAGTTGATGTACCCAACTACTCCATTATAATACTCTTTCCAATATCCCGCCGGCTGACCGCTATTAGGATTTATGTGCTGAACAAAACCTTCTTTTGGTTCGTTACTTTTTTCATACAAGTTACCATCCGAATTAATATACAGATAATAAGTTGTACCAAAACTTCTGTTTTCTCTAAAAGCCATATTTTTATTTTTTTTATAGATTATACAATGTTTGATTTAAGATGTATGTTGATTCGTATTTAGGATTGAACATCTTTATCATCTTATACTGATCAGACCAATCCATGACAGTATCTCCTTTTATAAGTGATTTTACGGAAGACAGTATATTTTCCTTACCGATAGAAAAATTAAAACACGGACCTTCGAGCGCATTCAAAGGCATTGATTCCATTATCTTTTTTCTATTTCCAAAATCCTCAGACATTACCGTTATGCCGTTTTCTTCATCTACCTTGACATTAACAACATTATCCACCAAAGTCATGGAATTAAGAACCGATATAAGTAAATCCCGGTCAAACTTAACTCTCGACGATTTTTCGAATTTGCTACATACGTATTCGTAGTTAGGATACTGTTGTTCTACGTTCATATCCGATATAATTACATTATCAAAGCATAAGAACGTCCTAACTCCATCTGTAGAAATACTGATCTCCGTATCTTTATCAGATAGAAAGCGGTACAAGATAGAAGCCGCAACCTCGCTTAGCATAATCGACCTTTCTTCTGATGCATTAGCATACTCTTTCCTGTTTATAAACAGACGGAACATATCAGTAGAAACAATGTCAATATAGTCCTTCTTCACATTAAGAAGAATCGAGCATATAGCTGGTCTAAATTCATCCGATCCAACAAACGCAAAAGATCTTTTCATAGACTGAATGAAAGACGAACTCATAACACGAATACCGTCACCTACAGGATAAAAGAAATCAGGGAAAGCCTTATCCTCAATCCAAGTAGAAGAAAAAGATCCTCTATCGTATTTAAAAACGATACTGTAATCATTTTTAATCTCTATCTCTATATCCTGGTTATGATTTTTAAAAAATGAAATAAGAGTCCCGGCATCTACTAAAAGAGAAAACTTCTGGTCACAAGAAATATCAGTATTCACATCGAAAATATCATCCGTATATGTTATACGTTCGTTCATGGCTTGTATCCGGATATGATCAAAATATAAAGTAATTTTTATATTCGATGTGACACAATCCTTTAGAACCTTATCAAACATCTTTGAAATGTTTGAAAGTTTCTCATTCATTAGTATGCCAGGAACTCTTACTTTCATTTTTTAAAACTTACGATTATGATTATCTAACACTGCAAATGTATTATTTTAAAATCTAATTACGAATTAATTTGATTTAAAATGATTTAAAATAGATTAAATGGTTCTTCTTGCTGCTTCTGCTATAAGCATCGCATCAACTATACCGTCATGGGATGTCTTACATCTTTCGTTTTTAACGAACGTATCGTTTGGCCACAGTCTTTTAGCGCAAGCCAATGACGTTTTCTTAGTATTCACCTTACTGGCCTCCATGACCTTATCAGAATGCGTCCAAACCAATTTCTGCCATGTTTTAGGGGCTATGAAATTAACGGAGCAACTTATGTCCGTAAATGCCATGCAAAGGGACAGGAACAGCCCATGTAGCTGGCCTTTGTTCTCCATGAGGGAGGCTGTAGAGGACGTGCTGACCCCGTACAGTGCGTGGACGTCCTCTATGACAAATACTACCCTATCAGGATTGTTTTCTACGATCGTATCCCGGCAAAAAACATATTCTTTAGTCAAGTCTACCGGTCCTGAAGCTGATATTCTTGGAGTGGAGATTCTTGATATTAGTTTGCTGTCTTGATCGATGCAGGCTATAGCTCCATCTTTTCCTGGATCTGCTGCTATATATAACACCATAACGCACTAATTTAAATTCATGTCAATTTTGCCAATGTTGTCATCATCGTCAAAACCTCCATTGTCAGTAAGTTCGTAATCAATAGCCACAGCGCCGTTGCTAAGGATGTAAAAACCTTTAAACATCTTTCCTATTTCAATAGGATACACGACATTTACGTCCCCTCCAATATCCTCAAACGGCATAGCGATATCTTCTGTTTTAGCTTCCTTTTGTTTTGCTAATACCCCAACAGGTATATTTTCACCTTTTATGGATGCGTATGTAACCATATACAGAACATCGTTATTAACAAACGCCCTATCACTGCTTACCTTATCCAAGCTAACATATATAATATGTTTTATAAAACTATTGATATCTCCACATATGTTAATAGCCTCTACTTCTTTAGGAATAACGACTTCCACTTCTTCTGGTTTTATATTTTTCTTTTTCATTGCATTAATTTTTTTGTGTTTTGTTTTACTTCTTCAACAAGATCCTGATCTTTCATCATCTCTTGCTTAAGTTTCTCATTCTCCTTAATTCTTTTCACCCTATCGGCAAGAATCTTTTTGTATCTTTTATCCGAGATCTTTATAAACCAAGGACAGTTCCTTGATGGAATCCTTTTACATGGATAGTCAGTGAGACCGTTCGGTCCAAACTGCTCGCATCGGTTACATTTCTCTTCGCCCGTCATTGTAATTATATTTTAGGAAAACATTCTTCAAGTTCTCTATAAGAGCACTCTACTACAACAGAATCTCCTTTAGGGAGAAATACGAAAATAGAATCGATAGAAAAAACGCTATCTACTTTTCTTACAAGTTGGCCATGCTTGTAAGAAGACATGACCAACCTAATCCCATACGAATCTGAATAAGATCCTTTCCTACATGGAATTATGTTTTCAACAATATAATCAAAGCCTCCTACGCTAACTTCATCGCCGGCATTGATTTCCATTAGGGGAACCATCTTAACCCTTCTATCTATGCTTATTTTCATTTAGCTACTTCGAATTTTATTTGCTCCTTCGGTTCATAATTCCATACCTCAAAATCATCAGCTACAAAATCATAAAATCCTTTCCCTTCCATACGAGATGAGATAGTAACCTGCGGAACCGGTCCGAAGAGAGAGCGACGGAGAAGCTCGTTTGCCTGTTCTTCGTGACGGTCATACACATGCATATCTTGTATAAAATGAGTGAAAACTGCGGGCCTTAACCCGGCGTCATGAGCAAACATCATCATCAACGCCGCATATTGAGCTACATTCCAGTAAGAAGCTGTAATCATATCCTGGCTGCGCTGATAAAGCGTCATATACAACTCATCTCCTTTAACAGATAAATTTACCTGAAACGCACATTCTTGAAGAGGTTTTAATCCATTGGTTTCAGGATCAAACATAGATGCTACTATTCTTCTTGACGAACGATCATTCTTGAGTGACCAAAGAATGAAGTCTGTTTGGTTAAGAAAACCGTAAAGACCATCATGGATATCTGTCATACCCTCTGGAGCTTTTCCGGTTCCCATATAAACATGTCTGTTCACCATATCTCCATAACATCCTTCGATCTTTCCATTATCATCAGCCCACTGATCCCATATATGAAGACCAAGCTCTTTTACGTCTACCGATCTTTTTTGCCAAATCCACAAAATTTCTTTTATGGAGTTTTTAAGATTAGTAGGTCTAAGTGAACCAAGAGGAAATTCCCGACGAAGATCGTACTGGTTGCATACTTGCAGGATACGCTTCACCTTTACGCCTGTCCCATCACAGTAGACCGGTCGCTTTACCTCTTCCCACGGCTGGCTCATTATAAGAGCCAAATTATCTTGAAATATTTTATCTACTCTTGACATGTTTATATTTTTTTTAACCAACTACCATCCAATCATCAGCCAACATATCTGATTGAGAAGCTAACCATCCATTTACAATATTATCGTTAGCATCTTTCATGCACAGATAAGAACAAAATTTAATCATGTTGGTTTCTGTTATGTCATAATAATCGTTTACGTATTTTTTTAAACGAATCCGGCAATGATTTTACTTTATTAACTATCATATCAGTAGACAACCAATCTTCCGGTCGCTGGAATACGAACATACCTTTACCATTCCATCCTGAACGAGCAATTAACTTACCTTCTTTTACTGCCTCTAAAGCTTCTCCAAATTTCATAACTATATTTTTTTTTATAAATTAAACTCTGCAAAATCTATTTCAGATCCGGTTGACAAATTAATCATTGACTTTTCAAGCTCTTCCATTGGAACCGGTTTCACAATACCTCCATTACCAAGAGTCCTTTTATAGAAGTTTATCACCACCTGATCGCTGGTTTTTACCGTCTTAGGAATAGGTTGACGAAGATATAATCCATCAAGAGACTTTACTCTTGAAAGAGCCGTATATAGCTGTCCTGTTTCAAAAGAATTAGATACGTCCATCATAGCCGCATCCAATGTCAGGCCTTGGGCTTTATGGATCGTGATAGAATAACCTATTTTTATAGGATACTGAATAATAGCTCCTACTACTTCAGATTCTATCTTATATCCGTTTCTTACGTATTTTACTTTCTCAAACGAACATGGTGTTATAACAACCTTAGTATGCTCATCATCTTTCGGTTTATCAAGGACTACTTCAATCTCACCCTTTTTTATAGATAATACAGTACCAAGAGAGCCATTGAAGTACTCTCCTCCGTTTCTTGTTATCATAACTCTTGATCCTTCTTTCAAGAAAAGAGTTTTTTCAACCGGAGCATCTTTAGGATAATCACCGTTTATAACAGCTTCTAATTTTCTTAAAGAGCCTGGTAACGATGATATTCTCATTTCGTTAATAGCCGTAGCTTTTGAGTTGGTAGTTACAATCTCAACATATCCTTGATTATTATCAGACTGAATACATCTGCTGTTTATTGTATCAAATACATCATCATCCATCTGCCCTTCACGCACCTTATTAAGGACACTAATAAACTTCTCATCTTTCTGACGGTATATTTTTTCAAAAGAAACCATTTCCATACCAGAAGCCATTAGAGACTTGGAGCTAAAGAAGTAAGATGTATCGTATATTTCTCTAAAAAAATCCTCCTTAATTACTGGCGGAAGTTGAAATAAATCACCTACCATAATAAGTTTCACTCCGCCAAACGGGTCCTTGTCTCCTCTTGCATGACGAAGTATATCAGCCACGTTGTCAAGAAGATCAGGGCGAACCATAGAAATCTCGTCTATGATAAGATACTTTATATTCTGTAGAATCTTTTCCGAACCTCCGTTGAATTTATATTCGCAGTTATCCATAAACGCGCCTTTTCGTATTTCAGGTATATACGGCTGCATTCCTATTCTAAAAAATGAATGAATGGTTTGACCACCTGCATTAACAGCAGCAACACCTGTAGGAGCTACAACAACCGCATTTTTTAATGCCGGTATAATACGCTTAAGGAAAGTAGTATTATGAGTTACAATATAATTATCTGTTATATACAACTCGTCTTTATTTGATACTTTTATACATACGCATTCAGAATCATCTACCTTTTCCACGCTTTCTATATACCTTGAAACTCTTGCCGGATTAGGAACATATCTTTCTTTTTTTCTTTTTAATGTAAATACATTATCGTACATTTTTATTCTTACGGTATATTCATACACGTATTTCTTATCAGGTCTAAAAAGCGTATTTATCTTAGCTATTCCACCTAACGACTGTACAAGATCAACAATGTCTTCAGCCAATCTCTTGCTTGTAGTAGAATACGTCAATCTATTTCTTTCTTTCGAGCATGTTCCATCGGTGTCCATTAAACCATTTAACAAATGCATTCTCTGATCGATACTGCCAAGTTTATATTCTTCTGGTATAAATTTATACCCAGACGTAACATTTAGTCCTAAATCCTTTATCCTATTTATAAACCCACCACCTTTTGTATGATTTTTTTGAATCACACTGTATTGAGGACATGTGATGGCTGGATGTTCCTTTTTTTTACTCAATAGAAAATCTTCTCCAAGAAATGACTCTACTCTATTTCTTATTTCTACATCAAAATCAGAACAAGAAAAAATAGCCATATTACCATTTAAACTCCCATCACCTATAAGAACTCCCAATACATACGGATGTATAGAAAATTTCTTTTCTTCATATTCTATAGGTCGACACACTGGAATTTCATATCTTAACGGCTGTTTTTCACCATTTTTTATTTTAACATTCTTCCTGATACCTGTACTTATAATTTCTTTTAGTGTACTGCATCTCGAAAATGGAGTTTTACCATAATGACTGGATAATCTATATGACCACAAATGCTCTTCATCGCAATATGTAAAATAACCATCATTCATAGTTACCTTATATACAGGTCTAATCCCCTGTGGATACACACCCAATACAGTCTGTTGTTTACCATCTGCGCCCATAACTTTATCACCAACCTTTATATCCCCCATATTCTTAAAACCATCTGGCGTTAAAATTTTAGCATACAAAGGCTGTGCTTTTCCACTTCCTCCTTTACCGGTTATAAACAGCGGTTTAGGTGACTTACAAATAGACTTAATAGCTTTTCCTTGTGCGACATTACCTTCGGACATAACTGAACGAAGAACGCACTCCATGATTTTTTTGTCGTAACTTATAGCCATCTTTTTTCTGATTTTGTTCTACAAAACAAAAGTATGAAAATAAAATAAAACCTAAAATATAAAATGAATTAATTAGGATTAAAAAGAAATAATAAGTTGGATAAGTAGTTTTAGATCAGACAGTAATATGATTTCGTATAGATATGGTTATGGCATAGTGGTGGCTAACGGGTGTTTCCGTCGATGTTCTACGAGATTATCGTTTTTCGGCTCTGTCGGCGACTACTAAGAACAGACCCTCTCTCAAGTACCAAACATTACAATGATGAATACTGAGATGAAGGATAAAGATAGGTATCATTATAGAATGATAGTTCTTCAAATGGTATATCCTTGAATACAGATTCACCATCTAATTCTTTATCATTGTCTACTGTTGTATTAATGTTAGGTAATGATTGGATAGATATATCCATATTCTCTATCTTTTCCTTAAACTGTTCTGCCTTAACATACGTATAGATGTCTTCGCTTACCGATCCCACCGCTTTAGCCATCTCGCCGGCGAACTCAGCATACATATCCCGTACCTCATTAAAACCTGCCTTTTTGTCAGGAGCGGTATTGTTATAGGTTTTCATTCTCCTACTTACTCTACCGCAGACCCCGGCAACGGACGTCCCCACCTCAGCACAGCAGGCTTCCGCATCAGCCATGCCTGCCTTTACTGTGGCTACCTTCTCCTTGCTCCATCCACTAACCTTGTCGTATGATTGTTTAAGACAGTTTAAGAACATGTCCATTCTTCGCTTCTTATCTTCTGCTATGATAGCGCGATAGTACTTTCTTACAATCTGGTTTTGTGTACTTCGCTCATATCCGTCCCAGAAGTCTTTGTGCGCTTCTTTAGCCATAACAGAAGCCAATGATCTTGCTTCTTCTTCTTTTGTCTTTTTACTATCTATGCCAAGGATCTCCCCATCTTCGGAAACAACTTCTTCTGCGTTTAGGAAACGTAGGATATGAGTATTGTCTTTTAAGAAGAAATTGAAATCGTCTTTCTTACCTACTTTTTCTTTTTCTCCTTTCTCTATATCCTTCTCTCCAAAATACCATCTGTTTGTTGCTCCTTTTTTATACAAGGTCCAGGTATTTGCTATTTGCCAGAAAACGGCTCCGTGCCTATATACCGGAATCAGCTTACCTATTGGGTAGTTATGTTCGTTTGCTTCAATGTAAGCACGAGGATTATCTACGTATGTTATAAATTGTATGTTTTCGAACCTTTTTACGAGCTTGTCTTTTATCGCCATACCGACAATCTCTTTCGCTTTTGTTAGTCCTACATTCAAGTACAAGGCAATTGTTTTATTACTTATCGTCGAATCAATTAATCCATAATACGAGTGGCTTCCGTCTACGACATCCGCCTGAGAGTTTGTCTCTCCACTGTTCAGTACAGACTCATTGTTTCTGACTAAATTAACAAACATCGCCTCTCTTATCCTGTCAAGGACTTTTTCATGGTTTGTTATTTCATTTTTCTTTATCTTAATTAAAATCCTATTCTTTGGAAGATTCACTTTACCACATCCGAGAGTAAGTTGTACGCCATTAACACGATACCTTCTTGCAACGAACGTACTATCCGTCATACGGAACAGTTCGTTAAACATCGGATGTCCTGTCATGTTCTTGAACTTCGAATACCCGATTCCAAGTTTATGAAGAAGATCTTTCTGGTTTTTGAATCTTATTCTCGAATCCCGGCGGGAGATTTTTATCATACAGTATAAAGCATACAATTCCATGAACAGCGAATCATCTGACCACTGCTCCAAAAGTCTAAGACTTATGTTAATATTTCTACCTAATTGTAGCTTCATATCCCATATTCTATTAAATATATTTAAAGCTATTCGTATGTTTTAATACATCCCCTCGGAGACCTTTCGGTCTCCGAGGTAGATGTAAATCCCGTTAGGGATAAGTCAGGATTTCTCCTGTTAGTACCCATCGCCAATGTTATAAGAGGTTTTATATAATGGCAACACTGTTTCGTCAAATACACTACTCCTGTTTAATCACCATTCTTAGAGCTACGAACTTGGGTAAACATCCGTAGGTAACTATATATTCTCAAATAACGTAGTGTTTGTTTCAACACTTAGGCTAATAACCCGATCTCTGAAAGAGATGTATTAAACTTTTATAATAGAATTATATCAGGTTAATACTATTTGGGGTTATTACAGATAAATAAGAGTCTCAAATCAACAATAAGACCTTATTTTCAAAATATAGCAGTACAAATATCGGGACAAATCCCGAATCCATTGTCATAAAATACGTTAATTTTAAATTTATAAATCCTTAATTCTTATCTTTGTATCAAAACGATAATCTCATGAAAGAAAGTGATAATAAAGATGTTAGTAATAGAGCTTATAGGCTTTTAGTACCTTATTCCAATACGGTAGATATGGCGAAGAAGATACTTCTGTTTTATAACGGATACTTAATGGCTTCCGGCAATGAGAAGAATGTCATAGATGCGAGGCACTTAAATCTTCTTGCCTATTATTTTGTGTTTGGATATTCGTATGAGACGAAGAAGAAGTTTTCTCATTGTTTCAGTACCGATCTTCAATATGTATCGGTTTTGGATACGGAGATGAAGAAACGTGGTATTTTGATTGACCGTGAAGGGAATTACAGGACAAGGTGTTTGTGCCCGGATATAGAGAACATGCGCCGTCTTTTTGTATTGGAGGGTTCAAGAGATCAATGTGCGTTGGTTTCTTTATTTTACAGAAAAAAAACTTTTGAAGCCGATGGCGAAGAATAATTTCCCTATATCATTTGAGTCACATATTATAGATGATGTGATGGATAAGACCGGGAGCGTTTACGACCGAAACCAAATACGTGACGTTTTCAGAGCCAGTATTTCTTATGCCAATAACTTATGTACGTACACAGATAACGTGTCTGTATCGTTCCCGTATGTAGGTGATATGGTTTGTAACCTTCATGAGATGGAGAGGCGCAAACACAATCTTGAGCGTCTTAAATCTAAGGTGGAAAAATTATCTAAGTATCAGGAAAAAGAACTTCAGTGTCTTGATATTAAGATAAGGATGATAAAGGATGCTTATGACTCAGGTGAGATAAAAGGTGGGGATATGTTGATAAAACACAACAAATTATCTATCTTTAAATCTCGTAAGGGTCATAGTTTTAGTGAAATACAAAATATTCAAGAACAGGAATTTAACAGATAAGTTATGAAAAAGATTTTGCAAGCGGAAGTTATATACGATGCTTTTATGGATACGATATTAAAAAAACTTCCAAGAAAAAAAGAAGATTATCCTGATTGGTACAAAGAACGTCTTGAAAAGTGTGAAGGATGTAAATTCAATACCAAGAACGTCCCTAACTCTATGCTTCCTCTTTCTTTGTACGTAAGCAAGAAAATAGGTAAAAATCGTTGTTCGGTATGTACGTGCTTCATCAAGCAGAAGGCCTGGAGCAAGACAGAGGAGTGTGCGCTTGGGGAGGGGCTTCCCCGTCCTTCGTGGATGGATCGTCAGTATTCTATTGATTTTTATGATGAGAAGTCAAGATGGAACAGGTTAGAACTTATTACAATGGATTCTGATGAATTTAATGTTATTTCTACAGATGACAAGCAATATAATATTGACCTCTCTAAAGACGGTAAATCATTTGAAATCATTTTCGAACCGGTAGAAAAAGGGAACAGTATAAGGTTTTCATTTGTTCTTGAGTCGAAGCATGATATGAAGATAACAGCATCAGAGACATCTTGTGGTTGTACGTCATCTAATTTGAATATCATAGACTCCCGTCACTTTAAGTTCAATATAGAGATACATACAGCAGGATTTGGAATAGGAAGATTCGTAAAGCACATGACTGTTCACTATCAAAAAGATGGGTCTAAAAAAGAGGAAAAAATTCCGTTTAATTTTGAAGGTACTATAATTCAAAAAAGTTAAGTTATGGGCGGATGTGGTAAAGCAAGGCATTTACAATGCGAGGATAAAAGGAAGTCCTTATTTTCTATGTTGCAGGCATCTTGTGACGATCTCCCCGATTATTCTGCCGGGGACATTCTCTATGCCGTACTTAGATCTTTTGCAAAGAAAAGAGGATTGTCTGTTTCTTTTTTAAGGACGTTGACAGACAGCGAGCTTTTTGAAGTGGCTGATTATAATTTATCAATGGAGTTGATGGACGTTATTATTCATGATAAAAAGGTTCTTGACAATGAAGAAGATTGATTTTGATTCAGATATAAAGCATCTTATTTCTTATTACAACCATCTACTGTCTGCGCAAGACAAGGCGGGAGAGGAGATGGAAGAGATAACTAAGGATATTATTAGGAAGAAGGATGAGGAAAACGACATAGAGTTAGAAGACTTTATTGATTTAGAAGAAAAGTCGTTTATGACCAACTTGTATCAACAAGAGATGTTGAAAGTATCTTCCTCTGTCAAGACCGTCTACAGGTTGTCTATTAACGCCGGTCATGATCTTAATATAGATGATGACAGCAAGAAGGTTCTTGATAGGATAGTAAACGACGGAGAATCAGATTTTATTATGTACGTTGACAATAATACTGATTCTGTTATGTTCAAGGAAGAATCTGTTGAGGAAGGAATAAAAAACATGTGCAAGTATCGTGTTGATCCATCTTCTCTTGAAGACAGGTTTAATATTCTTAAGTCTCAGTATGAGGCTTTTTTAAAAATTATCAACAATGAAAGCAAGAAAGCCGACTAACGATGATGTCTCTTACGTAGATCGAAAACTTCTTGTGCTAAGGGATCAGATAGATAAAGCTGAACGTTATCTATCTGAAAACCCTTGGGATAAAATAGAAGATTCTGATAAGAGGGAGAAAGAATTTAGGTTTCAAAAAAGCTTGTCTGATAGCTTAATGCAATGGACTGAATCTTATATTAAGATGTGTGGGATAATGGATGTCTATAATCAGCTTGAGGCTGCCAAAAACAAGAAAAGTCTAAAAGGAGGACAAACAGTATCAGGTATTCAGTCTTTTGTCAAGAATGAAGCTAAGAACAAGCTCGATAAATAGTTTTGTCATGAATTTTGACAGTAAAGAACTTTATATAAATATGGGTAACGATATCCCGTTATGGAATGACCTGTATTCTTATGAAGAGCAAGACGATGATGTCAAGCAATTCTGGGAGAATGAGGCTATGAAACTCCTTAACGGTGTTACCATAAATGGGGTATTTATACATCCTTGGCTATATTGGCATATCAATTTCTGGAAGATGATGATTGACGTAGGAGATGATCGTATTCCTGGAAATTCTCAGCTTCGTGATAATGAATGGATGTTTGCCGAATTTCTAAAGCAGGCTGAAGAAGAGAATAAAGGAATATTCATGTTCGGGTGCCGTCGTTTTGGAAAAGCCCTTCTTGATTCTGAGATACTTTATCTTGAGGACCGGGAAAAGATGATAGGAAATATTGTTGTAGGGGATAAGATATATGACGATAAAGGGAATTTGGTAGAGATCGTAGGTGTCTACCCTCAAGGAAAAGTAACTACCTACAGAGTCGTATTCGAAGACGGTCGTAATGTTATTTGCTGCGGTAATCATCAATGGCGTGTCAATCATGGAGGAAAATGGCATGTTAGGAGTCTTAGAGCCATAGCCGGATTGGATTATAAGAGTATGTCTATTCCAGTAGGTGAGGCCCTGAACTACCCTACGGCAAAGCTGCCGGTTCCGCCGTCGGCCTACGCCTCGATGCTGGCGGCTTATCTCGGTGGCTATAGTGGGGATATGTTTTTCGATAAATACATTTGTAAGAAATTTTTAAGATCGTCCATAGATCAAAAAAAAGATTTTATAGAAAATTTCATTCGTTCTTTCAGAAATGTAGTAACCGGAGAAGAAGAGCTTACGTTGTCTCATATTGACATGGATGTCATAAATTTTGTACAACGTATGTTTTGGGCTTCAGGTTGGTATGCTAAATTGGAGGGGAACAAACTTATACTATCAAGGAATCGTAAGGAATTAAAAATAAGATCCATATCGATATACGGAAAGGAGCATGCCACTTGTATAACCGTTGATAATGACTCTCATTTATTTTTGACCACCAATTACATCGTTACTCATAATACGGCCATAATGAGCTCTCTTCTGGCTCGTAATGCTACAATGACGTACAATTTGACGCATAATGTTATTGGAGCAAGTAAAGAAGACCTTGCCAATATGGGAGAGTATCTTGAGTTTGGACTTGATAATCTTCCTCCTTATCTTACTATAAACAGGACCGGTAACGACTGGACTAAAGAAGTTGTTTTAGGTACAAGAAACATCAACAACCAACGTGATGTTCATGCCAGAATAAGAATCACCAACGTTGATGATGGAAAGACGCGAGGCTCATTGAAGACCGCAGGCGGAACTCCATATACGTCTATATATGATGAGGTAGGTAAATTTCCGGTGCTTGGGGCATGGCTTGCCGGTAGGCCGGCTCATATGATGCATGGTAGAATGAGGGGTGTTTGTTTGATGGCGGGATGTTGTTGTGCTGGTACAATAGTGTATAAATCAAACGGAGAACCATGTAGGATAGAGGATTTAAAACAAGAAGATGGAATAATAGGATTCGATGTTGAAAACCATAAAATCATTAGTCAAAATATAGAATGGATAAAACCTCCTTCATTTAAATCATGTTTTAGAATTACTACAAAATCAAATCGTACATTGGAATGCAGCTTTGATCATCCTATAAAATGCGAATATCCAAATGGAAGGGATATTTTGTATGATGGGTATGTTTCTGCAAGTAAGCTGATAAAAGGAGACGCTATATGGACTATTGATAACAATGGAAATAAATTATTAGATTATGTAGACAGTATAGATTCTATAGGAGAAAGAAAAGTCTATAATCTTACTGCATCAGATACTCACACTTATATAGCAAATGGTATTATAACTCATAATACTGGAGGTAATGTAGAAAAGTCTCAAGATGCCCAGAAAATCATGAACTCTCCGGACGAATATGGATTCATTATAATGAATTATGATATTTTAAATAAGAGAGTTATTAAACCAACATGGCGTATATGTAAATCCGGATGCTTTGTTCCGGCCCAGATGTCTCATGCTTATGAAAAGAAAGAAACGACTCTTGATAAGTATCTTGGAGTAGAGAGTGCTCCCGGTCTTAAGAAGATAAAAATAAAAGTTTCAGACTTTGATAAAAATACTGGAATAATAAAATCACGTCTTGACGAACTTGTCAAAAAGGATAGAGCTTTATACGTCCAGGAACGAATGGCATTCCCTTTGTCTATAGATGATTGTTTCCTTAATACGAACGTAAATAGGTTCCCTGTAGAAGATGCGTTGAAGCATAAAAGCCGTCTTCTTGAAGAAGGTAGGCCTGGTAAAACAGTGGATATTTATCAGATAGACGGCATGAAAATGGGGTATAATTTTAGCGATAAGCAGCTTGCCGATTATCCGTTTCAAGGTGGTAACATAGATTCTCCTGTTGTTATATATGAGGATCCACCAGAAGAAGGAGGTGTTTTTGATTACACTTATGTCTCATCTCTCGACCCCTATAAATCTGACAAGGCTGATACTGATTCTGTTGGTTCGTTTTATGTACTTAAAAGATATGTAAAAATCAACGATCCATTTGCTTATTGCATAGTAGCATCATACGCATCACGTCCTCCATCTTCCGATGATTTTTGTAGGAATTGTGAAATACTTCAAGAAGCGTATGGGGCCAAGTGTCTTATGGAGAATGCCGACCGAATGTATGAATTTTATCTTACGAGACGAAATAAGCAGCTTATGTTGCTGGAAGATGGCGAACGTCTTGCCGGTAAGATTATCCGTGCTGGCGCCCGTCAGAACAACAAGCTCGGTTTGGCTCCTACGGTTCCCAATCAGCGCATGCTTTTCAATACCGTTATTCAATATTGCTGGGAGGATGTTGTTGTTGGGTATGATGATGATGGTAATGAAATAACACAGAAAGGTATTTACCGTATCCCTGATATAGAACTTCTTGATGAGATCATAGCCTTCGGTCCTGGGACCAACACCGACCGTATCATAGCCTTCGGCCACGCTCTTCTTCTGGCTAAGTATTATGATGATATGGGTTACATGCCTGAAAGTACGACTCAGAAGGAGAATCAAAAGAAGAGAGAACGTAGGAAGACAGAGCAGGTTAAAGGATTTACGGTAAGAAAACATAACCCTTACAAAATGAGATAGGTAGAACAATTTACCTATCTTTGTGAAAAAACATATAGCTCATGGAGTATTTTAATAGAGATCAGGCTTTTCCGGCCAGAGGAGTATTTTCAGGGTTGCCGGTGCAGGCGATACCTACCAAGAGAAAAACCAGGGAGTGGTTTAAAGCCACTATGGATTCTCTTGAATTGATTGGTTTGAAGCAGCTTGATGAGAACCAAAAGTTCAAGGATTTTTATAGGATGATGGAAGGCAAGCTGTCATTTATGGAACTGAAAGATGTAATTCCTTATCTTAAGGATGTTCAGTCTATAAGGGATAATGTGAATATTCCATCATTCTTACGTCATTATGATATAATAGGTACGATCGTAAATGCTTTTGTAGGATGGTTGGGCAACCTTTCTGATAAGTATAATGTAGTTGGATTGGACGAATCTGAAGTGAATCAGTATTCTGCCACGAAGGAAAATCTTCTTTATAATTACATTAGAGAGGAATTGGACAGAAGGGTTAGGCAAGAGTTATTAAATAGAGGATTGGATCCGGATTATAATAATTTTGCCAGCGAAGAAGAAAAGCAGGCTTATGCTCAACAGATACAAGAGGTGAAAGCATCTATGACTCCTCCTGAGATAGAGAATTTCATGAATACAAAATGGAAGACCGCCGAGGTTATATGGGGTTCTCATACGCTTGAGGCGGACAGGGGGCGTTTTTACATGGATGAGATAGACACCGAGAATTTCATTGACTATCTTCTTACCGGTCGTTGCTTTAGAAATTATCATGTAGGATACGACTATTATAAGCCGGAGAGGTGGTCTCCGTTGAATACGTTTTATTCTAAGACATTAGATAGCAAGTATCCTCAATATGGGGATTATATTGGTCGTGTTCATTATTATACTGCCAATGATATTATAGTAAGGTGGGGACATCTTCTTACGGCGAAAGACAAGCAGAAGCTTATAGGGGGTGCTGATAATTTCAATGGTACTTATCATAATGGTGATAATGGGAGCTATGTAAGTTTATCCAAATCGGCGAGTGTAGGGATGTTATATCAGAATAAGGTAATACCTTGGAAAGGATATAATGATTATGCCTCTATAAAAGCTTATGAAGATTATTACGGTATTCCAGCCGGCACATATACCGGATACGATAGTAATGGCAACGAATATCACAGAACCAGATTCATGCCAAATTTAGAGCATGGTAATTACTATAACCGTGCCCAGAGTTTGAGCGACGAGCATGTTCGTAGTGATTTGTATCAGGTAACTGAATCATATTGGGTATCCCCAGCTCAGGTGTATGTAATTACCTACCAAACTGAAACCGGATTAGTAACTACCGAAATGGTAACCGACGAGCTTCTTCAGGACTTTTTACAGGAAAATGGTATTAAGAAAATTACCAGGACCATGAGTAAGGGAATGGAGAACCCGGAGATTAATACCTATTTCGTAGATTACGTTCCACAGGTAAGGTACGGGGTTAAGATCAGTGGCGGGGCTCTCGCTCAGGATAACCTGTATCTGGATGGAGAACCTATCGATCACCAGATAAAAGGGGATAGTAACATCTATGACTTTGTTCTACCCGTTGCCGGATATATCGGTACTTCTATGGCCAACAGGATTCAGCCATATCAAATATTTTATAATTTCTCCATAAATCAGATAAACAATATTCTTGAAAAGGAGATCGGTAAATTCTTCTTAGGGGATATAAATCTGGTTCCAAGTGAATACAAGGATTTGGGTGAAGATGTGGCTGATATATGGGCTAACCTTCTTGATGTGGCTAAGTCTGTAGGAGCTCTGACATTAGATACCTCATCTCAAAACACGAAAGGCGGTGTTCCTTTCAACCAGTTTGCCGTCTATGATTTGTCGCAGACAGAGCAGCTTAAAACAAGAATGGAGCTTGCTGAATGGTCAAGGATGAAGTGTTTTGAAATGGTTGGCATCACGCCTCAAGTAATTAACGGTCCCAACAGGTATGAGACTGCCACCGGGGTCCAGCAGGGCGTTACAGCATCTATGTTACAAACACAGATATACTTTGATAACTTCGGTTACTTCAAGAAACGCGCTTTGGATCTTCATCTGGCTGTCGCTCAACAATGCCAGGAAGAAGGAAAGGATATTTCTGTAATGTACACAAAAAGTGACCTTACCAGAGCGTTTTTATCTATAGGAACCGACGGTCTTAGCCTAAGGCATCTTGGTGTTCAAGCTTTATCCAACTCGAAGAAAAGGGATGAGCTTGAAAAGTTCAAGACCTTTATGTTGCAGCTAAATACGGCCGGAGGAGACATTTACGATCTTGCATCTATCTTCACATCAGATTCTATGGTGGAACTTATACAGAATGCAAGGAATACTCGTGCATACAACGAGCGTCAGATGCAGCAGCAACAACAGAATCAGATGCAGCTTAACCAGCAACAGATACAAGCTGAAGCTGCTGAGAAGGATAAGCAACGTCAGCATGAACTTGCTTTAGAAGACAAGAAAGGTCAATACAGGATACTTCAAGAGAAGATCCAGGCGGCAGGCAGGGCGGCAGACGCCAAGAGCGACGCCACCTCCCTCAACTTCCTGGCTTCTGTTTCAGATCAGACCGTAAGGCAAGCTGATATAGAAAGCAAGGAAAGGATAGAGGATAAGAAGATCGAAAACGATTCCAAACTTCATGATGATGAAATGAGAATGAAAATGGAAGAGTTAAAATTAAAATCCAAAGAGCTTGCTCAACGAGCGAGGGAAGATGCCACCAAAAGGTATGTAGCCGGAATCAATAAAAATTAAGGATTAAATATCCCCAAATTTCATTAGAAAATCTCTAATAAAATTTGGGGATATTTAATTTTTAGTGAAGATTAAACACTTATAAGTTTTTTATCTGAAATATAGGTATTTAAATATTTTTGCAGTATGGGAAAATTAGAAAAAAATGGAATAGTAGAATTGGACGATATTTTTAGTATCGGTCCGGTTGATGATGTTTATAATAGGGAAGAAGATATTCTGCCTATTAATGGTAATGAACCGGCTAAAAAAGATGAGAAGCCTGTAGAAGAAGGTTCTCAAATTAAAGAAGAGCCGGTTGTTGATCCTACTCCTGATCCTAAAGAGGATAAAAAAGGAGAAGAGAATGTAGTTGATGTTAATCAGGATCAGGTAGAGACTCCGGTTGTCAATTACAGAAAAGTATTGGATGCCCTTTCTTCAAGGGGAATCATTCCCGATTTGAAAGATGTGGTATTTAGCGGTGAAAACGGCGAAGAGATTACTATCAATGATCTTGATTTTAGTAAAGAAGATTCGTTGTGTGACATATTATCCACAGTCCTTGAAAGCCAGAAAGAGGACATTGTTAAGGATAAGATAGATGTTACCTCTGTTTCTGATATTACTAAGAAGCTTATCCAGGCTGATAAGGCCGGCGCGAATATCGTTGATATTCTTAAGCAATATGATACGAATGTCGCTCCTATAGAAAAGCTTGACATTGAAAACAAAGCAGATCAGATAAAGATCGTTCGCCATTATGTTGATCTTCTTGGGTTGCCTAAAGATGAAGCTGATGAGTTTTTCAAAGGCATTATCAATAAAGGTGAAGAGTATGTTGAAGCAAAGGCTATAAAGTATAAGGCTGAGCTTGATAAGAGAATGGATGATATTATCCAGCAACGTACTAAAGAGGCTGCCGAAAAGAAGGCGAAGGATGCAGAAGATTTTAGAAGGTATAAGAAAGACCTTAAGTCTTCTATCCAGGAAAAGTATCAGCTAAATGACACTATGGTATCTAAAGCTCTTGATTTTGCCCTAAAACCTTCTGAATCGAATCCCGGAATTACCAAAGCATTTAATAGGGTAAGGGAGATGATGATGAATCCGGAAGAAGCACCAGATTTGATTATGTTTCTTATGAACCCAGGAGAGTTCATAAAACAGAAGTCGAATCAAGCTGTAGTTGATGAGAAAAAGAAAATTTATAAGCTCATCAGCCATACAAATAAAGACAAGAGGGTGGCTCCGGTAGATGATAAAGGTGATCAAGTTCAAGGTGTGAAGTTCGATGAAATCAGTATAGATTAAAAATTAAAACATTTTTTCGTTCATGGCTAATGTACTTTTAACAAAAAATTTCCCGGCCACCATGAATGGTGACACGGTGATTGGATATACCGACGCTAAAGTCGTTAAGCAAAGTATCGTAGAACACGATCTTAGCTCTTTAGAAGATTGGTACTACGAAGATCCGGATAAGAACCATCTGGGTATGCTTGAGTTGTTTTCTAACATTACAAACTATCCTCTTCCTATGTATATGGGTATGATCAAACAGGATGCTACTATTACCGTAAATGGTATCAATGGTTCATTCCGTTATGATCTTCCGGTATCAGAGACGTATGAGGTGGTTACAGTAGAAGACACGTCTTTGAAATATGCAAAACCCGGTATTGATGAAAGCTTCTTCGAAATTGTGTTGAATGCACAATTTAAACAAGGAGATGTTATTACTTACGATGTGATTAACGGTTGCCAGGCTCTTATCTCTACAGAGCGTCCTCCTAAACAAGAAGGTGAAAACTGGAGATACTGGTGTAAGCTGTGGGGTCGTTCTCGTGCTAAATACTTCCCGAAAGACATGCTTCGTGCCGGTATTAAATACTGGAAGGTAACAAACGTTCTTGGTGAGTTCTCTACTCAGTTCTCTGGTGTAGGAGGTGCTTCTAAGGCCGGTTCTATGACTTGTGAATTTACGCTTGGTGGACACCGTGGTGTTGAAGGTGAAACGACTATGTACGCTGGTATTAAGTCTTTGGCTTATGCGGACGAACGTACACAGAATTTCATCGACAAGGCTTACCAGAAAGTTCGTCAGCTTTCTGAAATCAGAGGAGGTGATGCAAGTTATGCCATTATCGGTTCTCGTCTTGGTGACGGAAGCATTGATATGCGTACAGCACGTGTAGCCAATACAGTGTCTTTGTTCTGCTTGGCTGAGTTGGCTAAGATGGAAGCATACGAACTTATGTTCATGCGCGGTGGTAGAGTCAAGGGCCATAATGGTGTTTTGATGAAAAACGAAGGCCTGTATCACCAACTGCGTCGTGGTTTCGTTATTTCTTACGCTCGTCCGGGTGGTATCAAGCGTGAACACTTCCTGGCTGCTGCTGACTATATTTTCCGTGGCCGTAGCGATATGCCGATTGAAAATCGTGTAATGAAATTCAAGGTAGGTGCTATGGCTTACAAGAACATCGTTGAAATCTTCCGTGATGAGTTCTTCTCTCAATTGGGTGCCTTGGCTCCGCTTATGGGTACAGAACGTATTATCAATAATCCGGTAACAGGATCAAACGATGCTCTTGAATTAGGAACTGTAAAGATCAAGGGTGTTACTATTCCGGGTATTGGTAAGGTTATTGTAGAACACGAACCTTCTTTGGATTACGTTGATATGGTAGATAGAAGCCAGTTGGTAGACGGTATGACTCCTATCACATCATATTCATGTATTATGGAAGACTTGACCGCTCCTGAATATTCCAATGCATTCGCCGGTATTCCTGCTTCATCCGAAGCTCGTATTGGTAATATCAACAGCAACGTATTCTACGTTAAGCCTGATATCGGTTCTATGTGGTGGGGTTACGAACAAGGTAGATGGTCATCCAGAGTATCGGCTCAAGAAATTGTATCCAGCCATCCTCGTATGTCAGAACAATTCTGGTGCCATTCTGTATCGGCTTGTTGGGTAAAAGATACCAGCCGGTTCGTAACAATTGAATTGTTACCAAGTTCTTTGTAATCATAACTTTTAATATTAACTTGCGGTCGGCTTTAAAACCGGCCGCAAATTTTGTTTTCATAGGATATATAAAAGATGGGAAAAAAGATTTTTGAAGAAAGCCATGAGTCTAAGAAACTGCTGGCTACCGTAGGAGGAATGAAGATATATTCCGACTCTATTTATGTTATAACAGGTAAGATGGATGAAGAAGCTCCTTCCGGATATCAGGAAAGAGGTATTTCCAAGACTCCTTTCCCTGGTAATAAGACAGTATCTTGTTGTGGATGGGATAAGGATCTTAGGGTATATGATACCGGTTTCTTCATCAATTCAGCATGTTATAAAGGTTACTCACTTGAAGACAAGAAAGCTGAAATGGATATGCGTATTAAGAATATTCGGTATCCGTTTGAAGAAACTATCAATGAGGACCTGGACCAAAAGAATTTCGATTTCTGGGATTCTTACAGAATTGACTTGTATGATGGTCGTTTGTTCTATACTAATGACGTTCGTGATTTATTTGAGCTGTATATAGCTATTTTATCCAAGTCTCTTACTCCTAAAGAGGAAGATGGTAATCCGATGTATGTCGAATCTTATTATTGTGTAGAAGATAAGACTACGGCCGTAGATATCAGGAAACAACGTCAGATTGACAAGGCCGATATTTTATACGAGTTCATGAACAAACTGAAAGGATCCGAGGCTGAAAGGAAAAGCATCTACGATCTGCTTTTGTATCTTGACATCATATATAGCGTAGAGCTTGATCAGAGCATGGTTCAATACATATTCACTAATTGGATTGATGCCAAGAATACGAACGTTGATATGTATAAAGAAGCAAGCTCAAGATTCTTATCTGACGACGAATCTTCTGAGGGAATGCAGGTGATCAAATTCCATAGAATGATCAGGGAGATGATCGAGGGACTGGCTGTCACCGTCAACACCGACGGACTGTATCTGAATGGCGAGCTTCTGGGCGCCGACGCCATCTCTGCATCTATGGCTCTTGCTTCCAATAAGTCGATGTTAGAAACTAAGTCACGTGTCCTGGAAGCGTATAACGCTTTAAAGAACAAGCATAAAAAAATAGAAGGCACTAAGTCTGACAAGAATAAAAAGGAAGATGAGAAAGGTTTCGATGTTGATCAATACGCTGACAAAAAATAATAATTTATGAGAATCGTTGATTGTTATCTTCGGGCCTTACAGAAGGCTGAAGAAAACATGACCAACGGTGGTATAAAACTTGACAAGGCACGTTTTGTTCAGCTTTTTAATGACGAACAAAACCGCCTTGTTCGTTATATCCTTGATAAGAAAAACGAAGAGGATATACGTTATATACAAAAGTTGGTTGTGTACTCAAAAGAACTTGATGAGAGAGGAGATAAAGATAATCCGGAAAGTACTTTGTTTTCATTGCCTTCTGATTTCTTTTCTTTTTCAAACATATCAGGCGTATTTACCGAAGGTGAATGCACGGTTACTGATTTTACCATGTGGGAGGCTAAGAACGAAAACCAGCATGAGCTTCTTGCTGACTTTTTTAACAAACCTGATTTTGATTTTAGGGAAACATTCTATACAATAGGAAAAGATTCGGTAAGGGTGTATAAGTCTGGTTTTGATGTAGACACCGTTTACCTTACATATTATCGCTATCCGAAGGAAGTTGACATCGAAGGATATATTAAATCCGATGGTTCTAATTCAACTGATATAGATCCTGAATTAGATGATAAATTAATTGGTATTATCCTTAACATGATTGAAAAGCAATTTGCTTTGAATGAAAGCGAATACGGACGTTATCAAATAGATTCAAACAACGTCCAATCTCCTTTGTAGCAGAAGAAAGGCATATCCTAAATTAAAGATTATCAAAAAGCATTAAGAATTAATTAATTCATAATGCTTTTTGTTGCTTATATGACTATCACTATTTTTGAGACAGATAACAGAATACTAATTTTTAAAATATTATAAGGCTATGGCTATCCATAAACCGTATGACAGACACATTATCTGTCCTCCGCACGCTAAGTTGGCGGACGTAGATTCTTTGTTGCTTCAAGAAGGTCAGATCGCTATCTATGATTTGGATGGTGAGCAGACTAAAGATGGTTTGAAAGCGTTGAAAGACTTGAAAGGATATCGTAAGGACGAACAACGTTTCCAGATCAGAATCGGACGTAATGAAATGGTTAACGACCGTGTATCTGATGATAAATCATTCTCTACACCTACGTTTGCTATTGATGAAATTATAGAAGTGTATGCTTCTGCTCCGAAGAGCAAAGAAATTAAAGTAGATGAGGTTATTTTCGGTTACAACGGAATTGACGACAATACCGCTATTACAGCAAGAAAAGGCGATCGTATTCCTATCCATATTAAGCTGACAGGACGTTTGTTTGAGCTTCGTGGTTATCCGATGGGTGAGGTGAATATCGATGATTACATCATTTTCGAAAACTGTCCGGGTCGTGAGGATATGTGCTCAGAATGTGATCCTTGCGAAGATGTTGATATTTTGGCTGCTATTTTGAAAACAATCGAACGTATCAAGAATCAGCCGATTGCAGGTGGTGGCAAGGTAGGTGATTTTGTGGAAATCCATCCTATCCATTCTTGCAATGAACTGGAAAAAACTCCGGTGGAAACCGACATGAATTTCTATTGCATGGAAATGTGTGATACCGGTGATGCTTATGCCCTGGCTCAGCTTAAGGCTGCTTATCCTGGTTTGGATATCAAGAGAGTAGGACGTCATCTTTCTACATCTAAATATCAGGTGATGAAAGAAGGTGGTAAGCCTTCTGATTATACTCAAAAGCTGTCTTCTATCATGAAAGGCTGCGAAGAGTGCCCTGACGGATATACTAAGGTAGACGGCGGTTTGATTTATGCCGTAACGTTAGAGGATGATGGTGTTGATCAGTCTACTGTAGTAGAAAGCATTAAGAATGCCGTTAGTGGCACTGCCGAGAAAACAGCAGCCCAAGATGGCGGCGTAGGTATGTACACTGTGGCCGTAAGCAAGAAACTGACGAAGGCTGATATCGATGCATTTGTAGAAACTAATCCGACTGCCACAGTAACGTTCGTTGCTAAAACAGCAGATATGTGTAGCAATCCTACTGTTACTACCATTAGCTGGGAAGCATGTGGTTCTTGTAAGATTTCGAAAGAAGCTTATGAAATCACGTTGCCGGATGATGAATGTGGTAACAGTGCTAAAGAAGAATTGCAGGCAGCATTCCCGTATCTGACAATCGAAGATTACGGTACACCTGGTGGATGTCAACACAAATTCAAAACAACGGTCGTTACTAACATGGTTTGCGACGAATGCGATAAAATTTTCAAAGACTTCTTCGTATCTAAAGCTCCCGAATCTTATCGTGGACATAACTGGAAACGTTTGGGTGCCGTAGCAGGAGATCAGTCCATTATCGCCGATCCGATTCCTAAGAACTGCAAATGCGGTATCTTGTTCCGTGGTATTGACTACATGATTTCTCCGTCCGACTGTTTGATTGACCGTCTGACATTCCAAGAAGGATCTGTTCGTATTGCTGTAAATGGCGGTTATCCGGATGAACAGCGCGAGGCTATCAGCACGTACTTCAACCCGATCCATACCGAATACAAACAGCACTGGGCTCCGCGTACTCACCTCGGCGCTGAATTGCTGGATAAGGAACGCGAACAACGTATGTTCTTCGACTTCCGTAAGACTCACCAAGAACTTATGGAACGGATGTTTACCAACGAAGAAACCCGCTTAGACCTGTTGGCTCCGTATGCTGATTATTCAGTAACGTTGAAGCCGGCACGTTACTCTAACGGCTTCGGTAGGGTAATTGATGATCATATTACAGTACACTTCCATGTACCGTATGGCGCTCACGAAGGTATTCAAGACCTTATGGACTTGTTAGCTGCTTCGGCAAATATCAAGCCCTGCAAGATTTGATTTTCCTTTTTTCTATATATCCCAAGGGGGAGGAGGCTGGTCCTCCACCCCCTTTTTTGTAATAAAACAATTTGAAATAAGTTAGTTTCATATGAACGGCGTGGATTCTTTAGTCGGTGCCTTAGGTAGGGGCATTGACAAAATAACCAACATAGTTGGAAAATGGGGTTCCTCCCAACCGGTAGATGACAGCAAATCCGGTATAAAAATAGGGGACAAAATCTACCAAGTGGTTGTGTCCTTAAATGGCTGTTATTGGTATCTTGACGAAGAAGGTAAGAAGCATCCTGTTTCTGGTATTCCGGCCACAACCGAATGGGAGTGGATTAACATAGCTGAGAAAGTTATCAAAGATTTCAAAACCTGTTACCGTACACCTGGTGGAAAGGTCGAAGTATGGAGTTGGTATCTTCTTAACGATCAGATGGATGTTCTTAAAGAAACTCATAGAATTACCGACAGTACCGACATGGATAATCCGGTAGGTAAAATTCTTACTAAAATACCGGACGAGTGGGTTATGATCGACTGCGATCTTCCTGATATGACAGAACGCGACATTACGTTCGTCAACAGATGTTATAAGACTCCGGATGGTAAGGTTGAAATAGAAGGATTGGAGGCCATAGATGATAAGATAAATATCAGGGAATCTATTTATACCGTTATTCAATCGACGGACGATAATTTCCCTGCCGGCCATGTTTTTAAACTAATTCCAGAGAATTGGGTTCGAATGGTTTGTGACTTTCCTGACATGACAGAACGAGACGTAACTTACGTTCTTGAATGTTACACTACTAAAAAAGGAAAAGTGCAAGTAGAAGGTTTGGTAGCCATAGATAACATCCTTGGAGCCAGGGAAGAGGTTTATACCGTTCTTCAGTCAACTGATCCTGATATTAAGGTAGGAACCGTGCTGGATTCCATTCCCGAAGATTGGGTGAGGATGGTCTGCGATTTTCCTGACATGACGGACCGGGAAATTGTTGAAGTAGACGAATGTTATAAGACTGATGGTGGTAAGGTCAATATAAAAGGTTATCAAGCTATTGATGCCGTTCTTGGTGTAAGGGAACAGTATTATTATATTGTTAAGACAACGGACGCCGCCTATCCTCAGTGGACGAGAATAGATAAGATACCTAACGAATGGACGAAAACCGAATGCGATTTTCCTGATCTTACAGAAAGACATATTATGTCCGTAGATGAATGTTATACTACTCCTGGTGGTAAAATACATCTTGGTGGATACAGGTCGGTAGATAGCATAATAGGCGTCCGGGACGAGTATCTTATTGTTTTAGAAACTACCGACCCTGATATACAAAGAGGCGCCACATTCAGCAAAATACAAGAAGGATGGCAGCGTATTGTTTGTGATTTCCCTGATGCTACTACATCCGACACAGAAATAGTAGAAAACTGTTATAAGACGGAAAAAGGTAAGGTTCAGATCCGGACATACATGACAATGGACGGATACGGAAATACAAGGGAATTGAGACATATGGTGCTTAAAACAACCGATCCTGATTATAATATCGGATCCAATATCGATCAGATACCGGTAGGATGGTTAAGTATCGAGTGCGATTTTGCGTCTGCTACACAGCGTCATATAAGACAGGTGAAAAACTGCTACGTTTCTGATGCAGGGAGCATTTACGTTGAGGGAGAAATCGTTTACGACAATGACCTTGACATAGACAAGATGGCACTGACGGTCATGGAAAGCACTGACCCGGCGATAGCCGTAGGGACGGAGCTGGCTGCCATTCCCTCTGGCTACGTGAAAACAGTTTGTAGATGTAATTGTTGCAACCACTAAATCTTATTGTCATGAGCTGTAACGAATATTTTTTAGTAACACTGGAGTCTAAATCGACTCCAGTTCGTCATAAATACACGAATTTAACAGACGAATGGTATGGTCCTGATGGTGTTAAGTACGAAGATCCTGATACGATAGCCAAAATCGAAGAACAAGCTACAGATAAGAATCGTATAGGGGATAACACTTTATATCAGAAACTTATTGAAATACATTCTCAAGGAGAGTCAATAAAATCGGACATCGGAGATATAGGTTCGGTATTGGATTACATAAACGGGGAGGAAGTGTGATGGGAACCATATCAGATAAGTTAATGAGGATTATAAATACCAAAGAGGATATAAGGCAAGCCCTTATATCCAAAGGGTATGATGTACCTACTTCCATACCTTTTAAAGAGTATGCTAAAATGATATCGGACTTACCATGTAGAGTGGATTCTTTTCCTGATATAGAAGGAATTGTAGCTCGTTATTCAGCATTAGGTCTTACTAATGAACAAATGGCAGAGAACCTTATATGGAAAGACCTTACAGGTAATGGGCATGATTTACAGATGAAGAATTTCGCTTGGAAGGGAATGTCCGGGGTAGGTGGATATACCGAGAACTATGATAGCAATAAATGGTATAAGGTAACATCAAGAATTGATGCTACTTGGACTTATAAGTCTTTTAATGTAAAATCAATAAAGGACAATAATTACGCTCAATTATTTTATCAATCAAAATCAAGTGATACTGGATTTAGGGTTTTATCATGTACTATCAAAGTTTCTGGTTTAACAGACGGACAAGGAATTGAATATATTTCGAATGGGACACGACCAACTGTTATAATGAGAATTGAAAATGATGGTATATATCATCTACCAAGTTTTGATTTTGGAGCTAAAAATGCTTATTACGGATTCAGGTTCTTAAAATTACAGGAATCATGCAACATCACCATCGAACAACTTCCCCTCTATCCCGGTGCACTCGTCTTTGACGGAGTAGACGATTATGGTGTTTGTGAGAATTTCCCTATTTTGACTAAGGAAAAAGGTTATACTGTTGTGGCGTTGAGACAGTGGATTACAAGGGGTGAAATAGCCTCAGGATTAGTATCTAATGTAAAGAATTGGCTCAATGATGGTGCCTTCTTGTTAGAATTTTGTAATGTAAGTGCCGATCATCTTAATAAGCCTATATCTTTTGGAGCAATAGGGAGTGAAATGGATTTACCACACATCCTTACTTATCAGACATCTAAAAGTTGTAATGGTGTTTCGATTACAACTGGTAATTTTGAGGGAACAGATGTGCTACATGTTGGGAAATTAGCTCCAACTAATGTAGGAACTTGTATTAACGCTGCTATCTGGGAACTTGTATTTCTCGATCACGATGCCACCGAAGAAGAACTGACCAAGATCAAAAACTACTTTATTAAAACCTATCCTTGGTTGTTCTTCGACCAGGCATGGACAGTCACCGGCAAAACCAACGAGGACGAAGATCGTGCTACTATTGCCAACATTACGGGCAATGGTAATGATCTTGTACTGTCGGATTTTGGGTTTGCAGAAGGGAGTGGGTATGGGTTGTATAAAACTCCATTTGAATTATATCCATCAGTTCAGCATTCGTCTAAATATAGTTTGTCTTTTTCAAAGTTTGCATTAGGGGATCACAATTTAATAATTGCACCAAAACAAAATGATTTAAGCTATGATATAAAAGTCAAAGTAACAGGATTAAAGGATGGTGTAAAATTTAAATGGGGGTGGATTGGTACAACAGGATACATAGATATAACAACAGATGGGATACACATGTTAAATAAACCCGCATCTCAAATTAGACAATTGATTGTAGAATTTGCAGAAGATTTTGATCCTGATCATGTTGTCACCATCGAGCAAATCCCCGAATACGAAGGATACCTCATTACTGATGGGGTGGATGATAAAGTCACATCAGTCAATGCTGTTACATTAAATAAAGATTTTACTGTTGTTGGAGAATGGAGATTTAAAGAAACAGAGATAAGATCTAATTGTGGAATTGTAGTAGAAAGAGTGTTATTCGTATATAATATTCCAACAGGCATCCGTATATACATTCATGAAGTTGGAGGAAACTTTACTGAATTGCAAAATATTAAATCTCTTAAAGCTATTTGTTCTAATGGGATTGTGTATGATGAAAATTGGAATCCAATAAGTGTTAAAGTGGGTTCTTTAGAAGAATACAGTAATAAGCTATTATTAGGATATCTGAGTAATTTATTTACCCAAATAGCTTTCAAAAATATAAGTATTTATAGTAACCAAGTCCTCTCCAAAGACGATTGTATCAAAGCATATAACTATTTACAAACCCTAAAATCAAAATAATATGAAATTCATTATCATACCAATAGAAGTATATGATTCCGTATCTGAAGAAAAGAGGCGTGAATTAGGAACAGAAAGCCCAAGAGCGAGTGTAGATGGTTCTAAAGTTATTTTGCACATAGAACATTATGACCTTCTATTTAAGTCTTTAGACATGCAGGCTGATGACGAACCTCAATACCCGTATCCGGTATATGACAGCCCTTCTTCTGAGTTTGAATCTGTTCTTTCATCTAAAGAATGGGTGTCTGATGTTAATGACGAGCGTCTTTGATCTTGTTATGGTTGGGACAATTGCTATATTTGTAAAAAAGTTGAATAATTAAAGCGTGTGGTAGCGTTATCTACCATATAATCATCATGTTTCAGATAATAATCGGATGCGTTTTGGCTAATATCCTTACGATAGCAATCATCGGTTTAGCCCTGTATTTAGTGTATCTTGACATACTCCCATAGCTAAAGCGAATGGGATTCTTGGATACAAGCGCAAGAAACCCCGATGTTACTATCGTTGGAATTACTCTTGCTCTCCAATTCGGAAATGCCCTTCCGAAGTATATTACGGGCTGCAAGAACATCACGGTCGTTGACCGCGCCGCACGACGGGCATACCCACGTGCGGTCGCGTAACGACAGTCCTTTATTAATGCAGCCACATTCGCAAGTTTTGGAAGAAGGATACCATTTATCAATCTTGTGTATCGTTACTCCATACTTTGAAGCAGCATACATAAGTTTGTTAATAAAAGAAGAATGACTAAGATCAGAAACTTTCTTCCCCCACAAACGTTTCATTCCTTCAATGTTTAGATCTTCAATTAAAATATAATCATACTGTTTGCATAACTGATGAGCTAATTTCCATTGAAAATCCGATCGAAGATCGTTTATTTTACGATACGCTTGTTGTAATTCAAACAGTCTCCTTCTTCTATTATTGGAGTCCTTCTTTGCATTAGAAAGCCGTTTGTTTAGTTTTCTAATCTTGTTTTGATATTGTTTAAAGAATAATGGAGACCCAATTTTGCCACCATCACTTTTAGTTAGATAAGTTTTCAGACCAAAATCCAATCCTATAGATGCACCATCATGTGTCTTTCTATAGGAGTTTATAGGATTATGATCTGTAACTATAATCAAGCTATATCTATGGTATGTTTCTCTAACTATTCTAATTTGTTTAACATTACCTTCGTAGACTCTACTATATGAGAATCTAAATCGTTTCTTTCCTTTGTTAATTGTTAGACAATTTCCATTCAGGGTAAACCCACCTTGTTTAAAAACAAAAGAGTTGAAACAATCTGATCTTTTGAACTTAGGAGGTCGTTTAGCTAACTTTTTGAAGAAACGATTGTATGCTGAGTCTAATCTCTGAAGGATTTCTTGTACTGTTTGGGAATGAAGTAGGATTCTTTTTACCCTTTTTGCAAAATGCTTTTGCATCTTACCAACTGGTATGTATTTCCCAAACAGTCTGTAGTATCTACGTTGTAGAGCTAAAGCATGATTCCATACGAAACAGCATTCACGCAGCATCTTATCGAGATACTTTGTTTTCTTTGAATGATAGATGTTGTATTTGTATGAAATCATTTTTTTTATTACATTTACAGCGTGAATATAATAATAACTTTTGGGTGTATATTAGAATCAATTATTAAAAATACATATATAAACAAAAGAATCATTGATCCCCTATTTAAAAGCAGGGGCTTTGTTAAAGATTGTAAAAACGAAGATCATTTAAAGGCTTTGGATTCTAAGATTGATCAGAAGGTTGAGGACGTAAAAAACAAGGTTGGTGCGGTGATGGACATCGTAGACCAGGTCAAGAAGTTGTTGGATAAAATTAACAAAAAATAAATATGGCAGAAATAGGTTATAACAGTAAATTCGAAGGCCAGGAGGTTGATTCCAGACTTGAGAATGTGGTGCAGGCTGCTCCTGGAACAGGTTCGGAGTCGGGGAAGGGAGGCCTCATCCCGGCTCCCCCTGCCGGAAGTCAGGACGGTAGCAAGACTCTTCTTAGTAATATGACATGGGGAGATCATGTAACAAAACAGTACATAGATGATGCTGTTTCGGCAGCAGGGTGGAAGAAACAGATTGTTAGCAAACTTCCTACTGTTGAAGAAGCGAAGGATAATGTCATGTATCTTGTAAAAGACGATGTGGCATCTACAGAAACTAAAAACGTGTATAACGAATATATTTTGGTTACTGAAGAAGGTGGAACTAAGGTGCTTGAATCACTTGGTATGGTAAGTACAGGAGTAGATTCATCTTATCTTGATTTATCCATATTTCCCAGTACTTCTGGAACTCTTGATGAGGATTCGTATGCAAAAGTTCTGAATGCTTACAATAACAATATTACATTAGGTAAGCTTAGTTTTTATTATTTTTCTTTGGATTATTTTTTAGACAATGATAATTCTGAATTAAAAATAATAGCTGTTTTATTTAATAACACCAACTCAAAGGAAGACGTATCTGGATCTTATATAGACATTGAGATGGTAACTTATGTTGTTTCCCAAGATAAGACATATAGAGCTATAGCTAATACGGCTACGTTGTCTAATGACATGTTATTTTATTTGAAGTTTATGGCTAAGACTCCTAATGTTGTCACAACATTAGCAAGTTTGCCAATAGATGCTCATAATATCATAGCCAACGTAGCTTCCGCTACGAACCTGTCTATGGCCGTATCTGCTGAGGATGTTGGGAGGGAATGGCAGGTGCGGGTCAACAACACTACCGGCACAGACATCACGCAGCCGCTTCCTACCTCTGGCCTGTTCCAGAGCATGTCAGGCGATAGCGTAGTAGTACCTAAAAATAGTTTTATAGAATTAAGTATCTGGTATATTAATGATAAGTTGGTTATCAGAGTAGGTGAACAAGCTTAACAGAAAGGATAGAGTATGCTTTATGTAAATAAAAACGTAAAAGGTTTTTACTGGGAAGGATACGAGTTGGATTCCTCTTCTTACGAAGTAGGGTATTCTTACCAAGATTTCTTAGATGGTAAATGGGTTCAACTTGACTCCGATCAAGAAAAATTCCATCAAGACAATCCTGATGCGAGTGTGAAAGAAGTTATTGCCATGCAGCTTGACCCGGAGCCTCCTGGACCAACTGAAGAGGAGTTGGTCCAGGAGGCTAAGGACAAGAAAGTTTCTGAGGCCAGGGAATATGCTTATTCTGATGCTGTCCGCTCTTATAGCTTGGATGGTAAACAGATATGGTATAACAGCAGCATGAGGCAGAAGGTTAAAAACGATATTGATGTAGCAAAAGGAAGCGGGATATACACCGTATCTGTAGCAGATTCAGAATACGAGCTTGATATTGCTAATACGGCAATGAATGAAATGCATATATATGAATCTGAGTGCAACGATCGTACTGCTGCTATAGAAAAGGAAATAGCTTCTAAAACCAACAGGAGTGAAGTTGAGTCTATGAAAGTAGATGAAGGATATCCTGAGAAGTTGGTAAGGACAAAGGATCAGATCATAGAAAAAAATAAGATCCTTGAAGCTAACGATCCGGAGAAGGTTACAGCCATGTACATGAGGGCGATGATCAATACGCCGGCTATGTTGGAGAATACTGACCAGAGTCTGGCTCTTAAGATAAAAGGATTGTATCCTATTTGGGATAAGGATGGAGTTTATGGCGACAAAGGTCTTCCTATGGGAACTGCTGTTGTAAAGGGGCAGCGTTTTCGTAGTAAAAACCAGCCTTCAGATTTGGATTGGACTTTGTTTGAAGTAAGGCAAAATCACAATCTACAAGCTGATTGGGTTCCTGGCCAGGGAGGTGGAGCCGAAAGTCTGTATATGGTTGTTCAAGAAAAGCATTCAGGTACGATAGACGATCCTATTCCTTGGGTATATAATTCTATTTTAGAGAATGGAAAGTATTACATTGACAAAGAAATTAAATATCTTTGCATACGAGATTCAGGCATCCCTTTGGCTTACGAGAATCTTTCTGATCTTGTATCAGCCGGATACGTAAGGGTTGTTTAGGTCGTAATTTGTTGTTAATGTTATGGATGGCCCCTGTATATTTATTTATGCAGGGGTTTTTCTTTAATCCAAACTCCGCTTATTTTAATATTTGGTAAGGTTCTGATTATTTTTGTGAAAAAGGTTAAGTTATGGAAAGAAGTGATATTATAAAAGAATTGAGTCAGTATTTTAGTATTGTTGAATTAGTTGGTCCTAAAGAATACGGTAGAGACAAAGATCTTTGCTGGAGGTATTTAAGAACTGAATTGCTTCACACGATACTGGTTTTAAGGAAAGACATATTGAAAACGCCGATGACGGTTAATACCTGGAAGTCGGGTGGAAGGTTTGATGAGCGTGGGTTTAGGAACAATATTTCGGATATAGTAAAATCCAAGACCGTATCAGGGTCTTTGTATGTCAGTCCTCATATGCTTGGGGCAGCCATCGATTTCGATGCTAAAGGTATGACGGCGGAGGAGGCAAGGAATAAAATAATTCAGTCGCAGGATTTACTTCCTTGTCCTATTAGATTAGAATCAGGTACCAATTGGGTCCATATTGACGTATATGACTCTCTTGGAAGTAGCGAGAAAGTAACTATGTTCTAATATGGCTTATCGTTTTGTAGGAAGGATGGTTGAATTATTTGTTTATTTTATTAAAAATAATTATATTCATATCATAAATCATTTAAATGAGATTAGTTGAAAGACATATAGTTAAAGACAACCGGTTTGAGGATATTTGCCTCAAATCAGGTTTGTTGTACAATTATGTTCTTTACAGCATTCGTCAAGGAATCTTTTCAGGTAACTATTTAAAGGAATTTGATTTATCAAACAAACTTTGCAAAGAAAACCAATTTGACTTTAGGAATTTACCTAATCACGTTTCACAGCAGGTGATTAAACAGGTATTTAAAAACATAAAATCCTGGATGAGATTAAAGAAAGATTTTGAAAAGAATCCTTCAAAATATAGTAATCATCGTCCTCATCTTCCTTCGTATAAGAAGGGTAAGAAACAAAACATGGTTGTTTTTACCAATTGTGATTGTAGGATAAAAGATGATAATCATATTCATTTTGTTAAAAATGAATATGATCCTATCAAAACAAATGTAAAGAATGATGAGCTAAAACAAGTTAGAATAATTCCTCAAGCTACATGTTATGTGGTGGAGGTGGTTTATGAAAGAAAGGAAACTGATCTTGGTTTAGATAAAGACAATTTTCTTTCGATTGATTTAGGATTAAATAATTTTTGTTCATGTATTAGTAATGTGGAAACCAATCCTTTCATTATAAACGGACGAGTTATGAAATCAGTAAATCAGTGGTACAATAAGAAGAAAGCTAAGTTGATGTCTTTTATTGGTAATGTAGGAACTTCAAATAGAATCAAAAGAATTACTTTGTTTAGAAATTGTTGGATAGAAGACAAGTTGCATAAGATAAGCAGATATATTGTCAACTTCTGTAGATCAAACAACATAGGAACAATCATCATCGGATTAAATAAGGAATGGAAACAGGAAATCAATATTGGTAGGCGAAATAACCAACATTTTGTTTCTATTCCTCATTCAAAGTTAATAGATAAGATTGTTTACAAAGCAAAGTTATTAGGAATCAATGTTGTTATTCATGAAGAATCCTATACATCAAAGATAGATCATCTTGCTTTTGAACCTCTAAAGAAACAGGAATCCTACTTAGGAAAAAGAAAGAAACGTGGGTTGTTCCAAAGTTCAATTGGGAAGCTGCTTAATGCAGATATCAATGGAGCAATTGGGATAGCAAGAAAAGTAGTCGGTGATTCTTTTATTGGAAAGATAATCGATAGTGAATTTGTGTTTAATCCGGTTAGAGTAAATATTTTGTAATACAAGGTTGAATCTAATGAATAAAATGAATAATTTTAATAACATGAATTTAGGAAGTTTCTGGGCTTTTCTCATTTCCGGATTATCAGCATTGTGGATGAATTTCCAGGAGATTCACCACCTTATATATTCTATATTGTTTATATTAGCTATAAATCTTTTGTTAGCTACTATAAAAAGTATCAAACACTGCTATATCCGAAGAAAGAGAAAGAGGCCTTTTAAGATATTGACATGCATAAGCGAAATGGGAGTTTTGAAAATCCTTCTTGAGTTCGCGGCCTGCTCTTTCGGGTTGTTCACCATATCCGGAATGGATCTTATTATGTCTATGGGAGGGCATAAATCCCCAGAGTTTATAGACATGCTTCTTCAGTGGATTACGATATTCGCCTTAATATTATACGGCGGAATGGCATTCAAACGCCTCGGCGACCTTGCACCTGATTTGATGATAGTAAAAGGCGTTAAGTATTTCTTTAGCAAAGTAAGTTGGTGGCAGAAAGTTCCATTCGGAGAAGAGCTTAAAGAAGGTATTAACAACGGTGAAATACAAGAACTCTTAGACGAAGATAAGGAGGGTAAAAGATGTGTTTGCAAAAAATGAGAGTCAGTCATGTGTTAGGAGTTCTTCTACTGTGTTTTATATCTTTCTTGTTTGGTAAAACATGCAAGAAACAAGAAATAATACACGATATAGAAATAGATACGGTAGTAGATACCATTATTCAACCTATTCCTGTTCCTCAGTATATAGTTGACGTAGGGGAGGTAGAAATACCTTTCCCTATGGATGCTATAGTTAAAAAAGATACGATAAAAGACACTGTTTATATCAATATACCAATACAGAGAAAAACATATCAGACGGATGATTATAGAGCGGTAATAAGTGGGTACCGACCAAATTTAGATACGATGACAATCTACCACAAAAGAGAAATAATATACGAAAAAAGTAGACGGTGGGGATTAGGAATCACCGCCGGATACGGATTGTCTAAAGATGGTTTTTCTCCTTGTTTGAGTATGGGTGTATTTTATAGGATATGGTAAGAAGCCACTTGGGTAAGACGGACAAAGCCTGTCTTGTGCCTATCCTGAAGTCCTATCCTACAACGGCAATCCCTACCCCGCAACCTACCCGGCCTGCCTCGTGCTGCGGTCTGAAGGAGCCTGCTCTGCCGCCTGGGCTGTCCTGCGCTATGACACACTACAGCCTCGCCTACCTGCCCTGCCCGCTTATCCACTGGCTACTTCATGGTCTTAAGAAAAAGATCATAGTTGCCTCACTCGCTTCGCTCAATTCGGCATCAATTCGCTAAATATTAAATTAATATTGATATGTTCTCTCATATCGCTCCCTACGGTCACGATATTCGTTCACTTAAAGGATTAAACAATAAGCCAAACAACATATAGGGCAATACGCTCCTTCACCTCACTCCCTTCGGTCGATTCGGTTTCAGTCACTCCATATTATGAGGAGTAAAGAATAAGGTCCTAAAAGTTAAAATAATATGAATAACTGATAATCAATTAAAACAAGATGAATAATAATTCAGGGAATGAATAATAAAAGCGGGAACGATAAAATCGGGACTGTTTTTTATTCAAGATAACTTGGTCCACCCTGATGCTCAGCATATTACATGACGATCGCTATTCGGTACCGTTTTTGCCGTAATGCAATTGGGTACAAAAAAGACCTGTCCCTTATTTTCGCAAACCAGGGACAGGCTAAAAGCTTTTAGTAAAATTTGGAGCCAATAAACAATTTTGTTACATTTGCTCCAAAATAAATAAAAAATATATGGCGAATATACTTCAAATATCAGACGGGCGCAAGCTTCACGACAGACTTCTTAAGAAAGAGTCGGTCTCACCTTTAGAGGTTATACGCAATGAGTATAACAGATTTAGCTATAATGTAGTGCGTAGACCGGAAGGTCAATGTTTAGGAAATTTAAGTTATTTTAATCTTAATTATGATGTTAAAACACGTCATTTCTTCAAAAAGAAGTCCAATTTAAGACATAGTAGTAATTTTGTTATCACCGACTACTGGAAAGATCGAGTGCGTTGTTTTATTGTTTGGAACTACGGATTTGGTCGTTATTTCCCGTATGCTGATTTTGTGGAGGCTATGGTGTACGATTATCTTATATACGGTCGTCGATCGGTTCCATATAGTATAAAGGTTCAGGAGACTGAGAGCAGGTGTGTTAGGTTTTATATAAATTCTGAGATATCTCACCTTATAAAAGTAGGATACAAGGCTTATCGTGAGGAATTTAAGAAAGAACACCCCGAATATTTCATAGATGAAAGTTGCCGTGTTTTTCGTTGTCTTGACATGTCATTAAATAGGGAGGAGAAAATAGCGGCTTGCCATGCTCATAAACGAGATCTTAGAACTTGCATCATTGATTCTTTTATTGGCAGAATAATGAAAAATCCAGGAACTCTTCATTCTTGGTTTTCGGAATACGTAGATGGAGAAGGGAAGAATCGTACATGTTTTTCTGATAAAGCTGTTGAGTCATTGAATAAAAGGTTGAAGAATAATGGTTTGAATACGTTGAAGAATATAACCTTGTATCGACTATTCAGGGGTAGGGTTAAAGAAAGATTTGGTTGCAATATTAGAACCTTCTTCAATAATGTCCTAATGAGTGCATTTACTGAAGAGGTCATCACTAAAGCCATTAAGAAAATAAAAGGTAAGAGTATGATGAGCTTGTATATTTCGGCATTGAAAAAATACCGTAAGATATGCGAAGTGTATTATTCTAACGAAGATATATCCTTCGACGACATATTCCGGGAATACGGAATAGATCTTCGAATGTGCGGGTAGGGTTCTTGCTCTCCATAACAATATACGTCAGTATTGTGTTTTATCGCTTCATTTCTATATCTTTGTAGAAAAAGAGAAGGAAATGAATTATATTGATATTTTACCACAGATAAGAAATAACATTTTCTATGTCAGGATAGTAATGACCGACTACGATGTAGAAAATCAGATGGTTATTAGAATAGTAGCCAGAAGAAATGATGGTCTGTATAAGACGGAGGTCGTGAAGTATCCAAATGAAGGAACTGACTACAACGGGGAAATCATTGTTCCTATGTTTGGTATGGCTAAGTCGTTGGTGGCCCAAATAGTAGGAGTCAAGATAAATGGTACCGAGGTACGTGTTAATAGCACTGAAGTAGAGGGGGCTGATATAACAGCCAGATACGATGATTCCCTTACCCGAATGGGATGGGAAGAGAGCATGAACAACATCCATCTTGATTTTGAGGTTATAAGCACCAACAACCCTAAAACGCTTCGCATAGCCGATCAGTCGGAATGGGGGATACTTGCAGACAGACCGGCTATTATAGAGATCGTGCCACCTGAAGATGAGAATAAGTATGTTTATTATCTTGGTAAGAATCAGTTGAATGTATTCAACAGTAAGACTCTTGGCATAAATCCAGGTAGCGGAAATGATTTTGAAAACCTGAAAGATGGTATATACGATATTACCATAAAAGGTAGTCCTTCCTCTTATTCATTTAATAGAAAGTATTTAAAAACAGATCTGATCCGTCTTAACATAGATAAGATATGGGCCAGGTCAACTGTGTTATGTGATCATGAGGATGATGATGTTATTGACAAAATAAAAGAAATAGAGTTTCTGCTGGCTGCGGCTGAAGCCAATATGAGATTAGGGAATTTTGAAAACGTAAAACAATTATACGAAAAAGCATCTAAATTGATTTACGTTCTCAATAATTGTGAAAATTGTGGTTGTAAAATGTAATTAATTAAATATAAATAAGTTATGGGATGTGGATGTGGAAGAAGTAATATTACTTCTGTTAATAAAAATAGGGCTATAAAGCCTCAGTCGAATACGACACCTAAAGCTGATTCTAATGCGGCTTGTATTCAGAAATACGATGAACTTGCTGTATTGGACAAGAAAATCATAGACCTTCATCGCAAGTTCAGGTTTGTAGGAGGTGTAAGTAAAAGGTATGCTGATATTCAAAAGCTGGTAAGAGGCTGGATTGTTAATTTGAAGAACGAGTGCCCGGATCCGGATGATCTTGCTACTTATTCTGAATACATAAATAAAGAATACGCCAGGTATTTTACCGTGAAATAATATGTCAGCTACCGGAAGTACACAGCAAATTCTTTTCCCTTCATCTTACTTATGTGAGTGTGTTGATCGTTTTATAGCATGTAAGGCTGATCAGTATCTACAATATCATAAGTATAAGGTAGGTATCAAGCCTGATATGGATACGGTTCTTAAAATAGATCGTATGAGAAGAATCGTATGTGAAGGGGAATGCGGGTTGTGCCCGGACGAGATTCAGAAATTTAAAGAAGAACTTAATAAGATCTTGTCATGAAAAAGATGTATTACAACAAAGAATACAGAAAAGATTTCAAGAAATCGGACTGTCCGGAAGATCTTGGTTCTGAAGAAACGTTTATCGTTCATGAGGCTGAATTTTGTTCGGATATAAGCCAGGATGATGCAGATAGGAAAGCGGAAGAGTTTGCGGATAAAGAAGGTCCGTTGTATGCCAATAAAGTAGGTGGCTGTTGCGAGGTATATTATAACACAAGACAGGAAGGTGATTTCTTTAAAAATGATTGTCCTGATGGTCAAAAACAAGAACAACCTACACATCATGTGATAGAGGCCGGGCGTGTATGGTCTAAGTTCAGTACCGAAATAGCCAACTACGAAGCTGCGAAGATTCTTGAGCAAGAAGGGCAGGCTGCCGCTAACGAATCTGGAGTATGTAAAACCGTTTATTACAACGAAGATCAACATGGTTGGTTTAGTAAACGTTGTAAGGAAGGATGGAAGGCCCCTGAGAAATACAGGAGGATATACGCTGGTACCGTAACGTCTTTCATTAGCGTTGATGATGCCAATGAAAAGGCTAAGAAGATACTGGAAGAAGAGGGCATGAAATGGGTTAATGAAAATACCAAATGCGAGCCTGTTGTTGATGAATGTAAATTTGATTTTTGAAAATGAGCAACGTAAAATTTAATCCGACAGAAGGTGAGAACGATAAACTGGTGTCGGTGTTTTCTGAAATAAATGAAGGTCTTGATACGACTTTGAATTACACTATTTCCGATGAAGGGAATAAGGCTAAGAAGAACATCGTCGTTAATCAAGTTGGTAAAAGGGAAAAGTTTTTATCGAAGAAAGCGGAGGGATCTGAACCTTTTGTTTTGTCTGATGGTAATACTTTCAACGTTCTTAAAGAAGGTGCTTCAGGATCGGCATCCGCTTGGGCTGAGGACCAGCTTCCTCCAGAAGCCACGGAATCAGTTGGCGACAAAAGCCTTCTCCCTTCTTGGGATTTTTACCTTATAGACATGACTCAAAATACCGGAGACAAAGTGCGTCCGGTCGGGAAGCTTCGTAAGAATAATCTCCTTAGATTTGAAAACGGAGATTTTGCTCCTACGGTGGGTATAACCGAGGAAATGAGAGCCGAATGCGATGTGGAACTGTATTTGGATAACGGTCATAAAAATAAGTATTGTGATGCCGGAGCATTTGACGCTAAGGCTTTTTATGAAGAGTATGGCATTAGTCAAAAACTTTATAATGCTTCAGGATCGGAGGTAAGGATTTTAAGACCTTGGGAGACTACTTCAAAGAATTATAGCATATTCTTAGGATGTAGCAAGAGTCTGTATGTAGTTGATAAGGTAGTTGGCAAAAGCGGGAAAATATGGTCTGGTGTGTACGACGCAGACACGGTTCCTATGCTGGACGGACTTGACCTGCGCCAGACGTGCCCTGTGCTGCCGCCCACAGCCTTATCTCCTGGACCGGTATGTACAGTAGACTCCAAGGCAAGATCTTTCTTTTTCTTGTATGAAGGAGAAACAAATTGTAAATCCGGAGCTGGTAACGCCTGCACAATGTTTCTAAATGGAAGAACTTATCCGAGA